GGAGCCTCAGGGCTTAGGGGAGTCCCCTTGCCACCCTCTCCTACCACTCCCCATCGGGGGAGGGTCTTTTAACGATCATCTTAACCGATCCACACCCCCTGCCATCTAATACCCTAGCCCCCTTGCTAGCGTTACAACAATAATGAGCCGCACAAATGTTGTTTATATCCTCAGCCGCCGCCCTAGGGGATGGGTATCCAAATTCACGCCACTTACTGACGGGGTGGGTCTCATCTATCACGAATGATAGAGGGTGTTTATAATCACTCGGTTCATCGTAATGTATTTCCCCAAGTCTCCCATGGCATATCCCGCATGGTGCGTTCATAGCTTTGAACCTAGCCCGGTACTTCCTCCGTAGGTTGCCGTTCTGCCATCTTGGATTTGTTTTTGATACCCCCATGGTCTTAACCCCTCCAACAGAAAAACCCCCGGACTATGCCAAGGGTTTCTCTGCATCTCTGGGGGTCACGTGGCATCCTTTCGGATTTTCCACGCTATCATTATAACTCTGTTTTGTGTCCCCTGAGTACCAATCTTTATATCCTCTTTGAAAGCTCGTAATAGAACCGCTTGCGGATCGTGTAATAGGTGTTTTTACTGCATGGGATGCCCTTGCTCTGCAACTGCCAGAACGTAAGCCCATAGCACACACCGAACCGTAAATAATATGACAGGTCTTTGGCGGTGTCCTCGATTATCTCATCCACAAGCCGTATCTTTCGACCGATTTCCTCCCTCCGTATCGCCGTACTTTGTACCGGGTCAAAGTCTCCGCTTGTCTGTACCCTGTCCGTGTCATACCTGATAGCCCTAGCGGTGTCTGCGCTCGTTTCCATCTCTGCTTTCCACAACGGGTATCTGAGGGCATAGTGTACGGCGGTCAGATAGTCCTCTTTAGGTAAGTCTGTTGGTACTCTGTACTTGCTCATCCCCCGCTTTTTCCTCCTGTTCTGCCTTGTTTCGCTCCCGGATTTCCCTCCAAGCCTTTCCGTACTCGATAAGTTCCTCTAAAAACTTCTTTTCGCCTTTACTCCGTCTCATCTTCTTCCTTTCTAGCGTGGTAGGCGATGATGTCTCTTGCCATGCTCAACCCTACCATTACGCCTAAAATGTATTCTGTATCGCCTGTGATGCCGTTCCGTGTAGCACATACTTCCTCGTAAGCCTCGCCCAATGCCTTAGTGGTCTTTTTCTGGGCGTACTTTTCCACGATGTCGAACTCATCTTTTCTCATTTCAGCCCTCCCAAGTCCGTATTCTGTACCGCTCCATTTCTCGCCGCTTGATTTCCTTTCTCCGTTCCGGGGTTTCCTCAGGCTTTACCTCCATGACGATCTTTGATGAGTCCATCATAAAGAATGGCGTCTTGTCATAATAGGTCTTGCCGTGAAATGTCACCTTTTCGGGTTTCACGGTTCGCACCCTGTCAGATGCGATGTGCTTTACGCCGTCAACACCGCTTAAATCCAAATAATCTGATATTTTCATAACTGCCCCCTGTTTATCCTTTCTGCCACTTTGATATATCTTTCCTCCCAGACCTTTTTCCACTTTTCGTGATACTTTATCTTTCTGTCGAGTTCTTCGAGTCTCCTATAAAGGTCAACGGGTCTCCGTCCGGGTGGAGTTATCCCGTGGCTCTCCAAAACCTTTATGATTTCCAACCGCTCCACACCGCAAAGGTCAGCGATTACGGAAACGGCCTGTCTCTTATCCATGCTCTTGTACTTCTGGATGATTTCTTTATCCGTCATCTGAATACCTCCGACACGATCCCGCCGCCTACGGTCTCTTTCAGCTCTGCCTCAAAGGCCGCCATCTCCTCAGGGTCAAGGCTCGAAAATACATGAGTCACAATGATGCGCTCCCCCTCGGTCTCCGATGTATCAATACGCCTGTATGTGATTTCCTCTGTCATTCCTCGCCCTCGCTTTCTTCCTCAAGCATTTCCTTGATCCGGTCAAGCGTCATATTAAAGTTTGCGGTAAACTCACGGGCATCACGGCTCAAGTCGTACTTGTATTGCTTATCTTCTGCGTGTTCGTAGTCATTATTATGAATACGGATGCGATAATTGTATAAATTTTTGACCATCTCATATACTTCCTCAAGTGCCTGTTTGCGGCCTAATTTCATAGCCTTATCCACTTCTTCTAAAATCTGCTTATCTGTCATTCCTTATTTCTCCATCCTTATCAATCGCAACTATCGCCAGTTTCATAGGTGCAAATGTACTTTCCATCTTCCTCATGCACCGTGCAACTATACACTCCATATCCCCATCTTTCCCATTCAGGAAATAACCTCACCTTGTCTGCATCCGTCATGTAGAAATACTTTGCATCCTTGTTTCTGCTCTGTGCTTTTGCTCTGTCAAAAACTTCCTTTTCTACCTCGAAAGGTGTACCTTGTCTCATTCCTTATTCCTCCACTCCTATCCGTAAATGCTCCTGAACCTCTAACCTCAAAGCGTTGTCATCTGCTTTCTTTGTCTCTGCCCGGTAAACCCGCATAAAGTTTGATTGTGCCACTGTCTGCAAAGAGTCTATTTCCATCATCGCCCATGCCCGCAACTGTCCGGGATCGCCTACGGCTCTTTGCACGGTGGGAGGAAGTTTGCTATACTCTTGTTCAGCACCATATATACCGTTCGTAATTGCCTTGCGAACCATGCTCCATGCCTCCATCTCGGACAAGCTCTTTTCTGGTGGCTTTGCCATCTGGATGAGTTGCCCCGGGTTGGGGGCAAACGCATTTCCAGAGGCACAATACTTTTTAACCGCCTCGCCTATGGCTTTGGCATCCTCATCGGCAAGGATAAACGCCCACGCATCCACCACCATGGAGACTTCTTCGTCTTTAATGCTCTTGGGGTAGGTGTATTTGATGATTGCCACGATTTTCTTCACTTCGTCTCTTGTCATACCTTGCTCCAATCTATGCCACCCTTGGGGGCATCGCTCTTTTTGTTGTCAAAGCCCCACCGTCTAATGGTGAGGTTGTAGTCCTTATAGGTTTTCCCGGTCTCCTGACAGTATTCATCAACTTTCTTAATGGCTTTTTCTGTCTCCATTAGACCGAACTCATCACACAAACGATTGAACTCATCATCTGATAACCGAACGTGCTTATACTCGCCGTATGTGTGCTTTTTGGGTTTCTGTGAGCGGGGTTCTTCTTCCCCTAACCTATCCTCACCTAAACTATCCTTACCTAAACTATCCTTACCTATGCCGTCCATTGGTTGTCCCATGGTTGTCCCATGGTTGTCCATTTCCTCGATAACTTTAGGCTTTCTGTCAGCTCTGGGGCGTTTTTCAATGAGTTTAATGTCCGGGTTCATGCTGATTAAAAGGTCTTTATAAATGGAGTCGATTTTTCGATCAGGGCGTATCTGATTGTTTTCGTTCCAATCGAGAATGTATGTGACTAAGTCCTCATTCAGCACCCGGATAAACCCCTTTGATGCCAAAACCCTTAAATCGTCCTCGGTGCATCCCACCGATTTGAGAACGCCCCACGCCTCAACAACTCCGTCATCGTCTGCCTCTATTCCAAGGTGGAAGTATAGAGCCTGACTTGATATAGGCATTTTGAGAAACCTTGCGCTCTCAATAATGCGTTTTGAAAACATCCGTCTATTTGCCATTTCAATACCCCGCCTTTTTTGCCATGTCTGCCTGTTCTTCCATGATCTCTGATAGAAAATTTAACGTGTATGCCTGATTATCGAGCAACCCCATGAGTAAACCCGTATCAATTTCCCTACCGTCTGCGGTAGCATCCATGATTTCGTCAAGCATCCTCGCCTTAATCTCGTTTATCTCTGCCCTTGTCATATTCTTCCGCCTTTCTGTAAATCTCTAGCCACTCCTCAAGCCTCATGGTCACTTTCCAATAGTCCCGGTTTCTCCGATGGATAACCACGGGCATCTCTCCATCTTTGGCATCCCGGATGCTCTGTTCCATGGCCTTATAAATGTTCAACTGTTCCACTCTCTTGACTTCGATGTGGATACCCGGCAAGCCCTCGACATCTGCCTCAAAACGATCCGGGTTGTATTGGATGCCACGGTGGGCGGTGTAGCCGTGAGCCTCAAGGATGTGCGAAACCTCGACTTCTGCCCGGTTTCCTTTAATCTTACTGTTCATCACTCCTCCTCAGGATCGATAAAGACCTCCATGCCCTTTTTGCCGTGTTCCCAAACATCGCTAATCAGCTCGTTAAGGCTCTTTTCATCGTCAATGTCATAGGTTGCGGAATAGTACCACTCTCCGTTTTCCCTTTTCTCGAACAGTTCGTAGTTTCTCCCAACGGAAAACGGGATTTCCTCACGCTCTGCCCGGTCTATCCTGTTCTGTCTTGCGGCCTCTGCTCTGTATTCTTCCTCGCTCCCGCCGTGTAAATAATCGCTTATGTAACTCATCTTCCGTCCTTTCCAGAGGCATCCCCCGCCTGAGGGAGCGGGGGAAATGGCTTTCCGTGATATACTAATTCCCCTCATAAGAGACCGTGCCTCTTAAATCAATGGCATCACCCCTTTCTGTATGTCACCTGTTCCTCACTCCATCCGGGATATTGCCGTTTTAGGTATTCTTTTGCTATGTTCAAGTACATTGGTCTTGCCGTGGTGTTATCCATGCGCTCATGGCACTCACGGCAGACCGTGATGATGTTTTCTGGTATTCCAAGGCCACCGTGAGACCTCGGCACAACGTGTGCCTCTCCCCGTCCGGGCTTTCCGCAAAAGAGGCATACATGATCGTCTCGCCGTTCCACTTCTTCCCGTACTCTGGGAGTAATGGCACACGCCTTAGTTCTGCGGTGCATCATGTGGTCAAGTTCCCGATGTAGTCAAACAGGCTTATCTGCTTGCTCTCATCGTCTAGGGTCTGCATATTCTTCTTAGCCTGTAAGAAGTATTCCCTTTTCAACTCGATCCCGATGCCCTTGCGCCCCATTTTGACCGCCTGATAGACTTCCGAGCCAATACCCATAAACGGAGTAAAGACCGTATCGCCCTCTTTGGAGTACATTTTCACGCATCTCTCGATGACATCTAACTGCAAGGGGCATATATGCCTTTCACTTTCCTCATCGGAAAACATACGGTTCAGGGTGTTGCTCTGGTTTATGTCCCACCATACAGGGGAATTGTACTCATCCCATATCGGGCTTGCGTAGTCTTGCCAGAGGTCAACGGGGAAAGTCTCATTTGTGTTGCTCACACGCACGGGGTTCTCTCCGGGCTTTCTCATAAACACAACATAGTCAGGGATGCCCATTCGGTTCATGCAAGCGTCTTTCTTTATTTGCTTATGGAGTAACCCAAGGGCTTTAGTTCTCTGCATCGCCGTTACGGGATTTTTCCAGATGCAAGTCTCAGAGTGATAGATAAATCCCACGGATTGAAAGAGCCGTATTAAATCGCCCCTAAAATCCTTTATGCCGATATACCCGTCACGTTCCTTTGATGTGGGTAGGTTCATACAATGCACCGCCATAATGCGCCCCGGCATCAAAATCCTGTAAAGCTCTTTCACGATAAACTCAAAGTGAGTAAAGAACTCCTCATCGTTTTTACTGTTTCCGAGGTCTCTATCGCTATTTGAGTAGGTATACAGGCTCGAAAAGGGCGGTGAGTACACGGAAAGCCCGATACTGTCTGACGGGATCGCCGTTATAACCTCGCAAGTATCGCCGTTATAAATCGCATAGCGGTCAGTTTGGTATTGGTCAATTACGTTCATGTCCTTATCCTTTCATAAATGCCGGGAGCGTGAATTGCTCCGTTGGCTTATAGTCCGTTGTGATGCGGGTGGTGTGCTTTATCTCTGAAAGCGTTACTTCTTTCATCAGGGCGGTCATGTTCCGTTGCATCTCATCCATGAGTGCCTGTTTACGCCTTACGTTTTCGAGTATGCTTACTTCTTTTTCAGACAGGATGATGTATACGTTGACAGGCTCTTTCTGTCCGAACCGCCAACATCTCCGCACCGCCTGATAAAACCGCTCGTAAGAGTCCGAAAGACCGCAAAAGATTTCATTGTGGCAACTCTGGAAGTTTGACCCAAAGCCAAAGATAGAGGGTTTGCTCACAAGACATCGGATGCCACCATCCGCAAAGTCAATGCTTGCCTGTGCTTTCGTTTCCGGGTCATCACTTCCTTTGATTTCCACGCAATCAGGGATTTTTCTGCGGAGTATTTCGCTCTCATCGTTGTAGTCCACCCACAAGAGCCATTGTGACGGGTCTGATTGCGTAAGCTCGTAGGCTTTATCCGTCCTATCTTCCATGCTCTCTTTTCGTGCCTCTCGCCGTTCCTGTAAGGTCTCCGCAACCTTTACGAACATTTGATAGTCCTCTACCTCTGATTTGGTCAGGATCGTTTCGATGTTCAGCGGTGGCAGTTCATAGCCCTCATCCTCATAGCCCAAGTCCTTGGGTGAGTTAAAGTAAATCGCCCACGTTGCGAACCATTCCCAGAACTTGCTCACGCCCGCCTTTTTAAGTCTCCAATCCGATGTCTTGCCGCCGTCATGCACAAAATACGTGGCAAGCATCTCCGTTCTGCTCATGATGCCTAAGAACTCGCACGATGTACCTATCTCCGTGTAGTCATTTGGTGCGATGGTGGCAGTACATAAGAGCTTGTAAGGGGTTCGGTAAAACTTATCCGTAAAATCTGCCGTGGTCTTACTTGTAAAGGATTTCAAGATGGATGACTCATCCAAAACAACCGCCACAAAATCGGATGCGGTGAAATGCTCCACCATCTCATAGTTGGTTATGTTTAGCCCGTCTTTTACATCTGCCTGTGTACGGCATACGTTGACATGGCATATATCAAACTTCTCTGCCTCTCTTGCCGTCTGGGAGACGATGGAAAGCGGGGAAACGATCAAAACCTTGCCCCCGGTATGTTTGTGTACGCAATACGCCCACTCTAAGAGCATGAAAGTCTTACCTGTACCGCACCCGGTCAGGATTGCGGCCTTGCCCTTTTTCAAAGCCCACCTCACAATGTCACGCTGATATGGAAAGAGCTTATCGGAAAGCCACTCCTCAGGAACATCAAATCCCGCATCAATGGTCTGCAATTCCTTTGTTTTCAAAAACTCCTCATAATTCATTCTTCTTTCACTACCTCGATCACAACGTGGTTATCGTATTTTTCTTCCTCCACAAGCGATGCCCTTGCACGCTCTGCAAAATTCAGAGCCTCCGCACCAACGTTAAAAACAAACTCCATATATCTGATCTTTACGATGTACTTCATTTCTTTGCTCCTCTCTGTTCCCATAACGCTTGCATCCGGGCGATTTCGTCAGGCGTTGCCGTTTCGACGCCCTGTGCCTTACATTCTTCTACTGTTCCGTTTATCAGCTTTGACATTTCCTCTGTGTTGTACTCATGACTTCCTCTGTATACCCGGTAGAAAAAGACCTCTCGCCCGTTCTCTGTGGTGACCTTTACGCATTTGGTGTGTAGCGTTTCAAGTTCCATCATGTAATCTTCCGGGGCGTTGGTCTTGTATATCATTGGTTCATCCCCTAAATAGAGGATTTGCCCGTAGTCGGCTATCAGATGGTTCTTACACCTTGCCATGCTTATGCCTAGTTTCTGACGGAGTTTATCTGCCAGAACGTGAAAGTAGGCGTTGGAGTCCAGTGACCGCTTGCGGTGTTCCTTATGTTCCGATAAATCCCACTTTTTCGCCCTGTCTTGACCCCAGAGGAAAGCGATTATCTGTTCGCCCGTGCCTGTCATTTCTTGACCGCCTTGTTGTATGCCGTGTATAACTTCTCGTCAGGCATCTCCTCTAGGAACTGAACACCCGCCAATTTCAGGATTTTTGTGATGTTGTCAGGGTCATTGAGGTTCTTTTCGGAGATAACCCGGATCATCTCATCTCTGGAGGGGTAAGCGTTCTCTGCGGCCTTTTTGGCATCTTCCTCTTTCATCTTCTTTTGGTTCGTGATAGCGTTTGCCAACTCGTCAGCACTCGCCATAGAGCCGTCAACGCCAATGCCACACCATCCCAAGGCTCTTCCAACTGCGCTTGTTTCGCAATTCTCGATAAAAGATGTCTTGTTGATGTAGGAACTCGACTCTTTTTCCTGTGCGTACCCCGTGGCAAGTAAGCAACCCTGTGAGTCATAGACATAGGCTTTCATGGTCACCACGCCGCCGTTAAAATCTACTATTTCGGTCTCGATCCGTCCGTTGGGGCAGAGTTGTCGAAACCCCTTTACTCTCTCTGATACCTGAACATAGCCTTTGCCATTAACATCTAGGCTTTTTAGCTTTTCGTTCACTTTCTGCAATTCTTCGAATGTCATTCCTGAGCCTCCTTTTGCATCTTTTTAATGCAAGCCATACAGTAATATCTGCCATTTTCCTTGTAAGCGATGTCATCATCCTCGATAACCTCTCCGCATCCGTAACACGCCCGGTCACCGACTATGTAATAGAGTTCTTCTTCCATACAATGCTCATGGGCGCACCCTTTGGGTAAATCGTAGTAAATATCCCCGGTGTAAATCGGCTCTTGGCAGAAAACGCAAGTGTGCGCCGCCGTGCGGTACTCCCAAGACATCGGATGTAAGAGGATGTTGTCTACCTCTGCATCCCTCATTTGCTCCTCCATGTGTAAGAGGCCTGTTCGGATAATTCCTCTCCGAGTTCATGCAGTACGGTTATCCGCACATCGTTCTTTCGGATGTCGATGCTCACGCTTTCCTCTTTTGTCAGCATCCGCACAAGGTCAAAAATGTTGGCCTCAAAGTTCTCAAAAATCTTTTTAGGGTCTGTCATTGCAATTCCTTTCTTAGCTTTGAAAAATAGTGGTCTCCGACTTTCTGCCACGGTTCGCCAGATGGGTTATATCCCCCGGCGGTGAAATAGAATACTTCCGTATTGGTGCGCTCTTTCATCTCCTCACGGATGTAGCGGTAAATCTCATCTGGGGGAACTGCTCTCCCGATTGCTCCGTTTGACACCACCGCAAACTGTCCGGGTGACAAAATGACTCCGCTAACCGTGTCAGGAAATAGCTCTGAGCCTACCCGATTTAACACCACATCCACAACAAGCCTTTGTCCGTCCTCAGGTTGACCGCCCGCCTCTGCCTGTACCATGTGAGCCATGAGGTTTATGTCGGGGTTTACCTGTGCCACGGTGGCATTGATGGAAAGCACCGCCACAACTAAGGCCTTAGTCAGGGAATGACACATCGGTGATTTTCCCATCTTCCACAAGGAACTCGATCCCGAGGTTTTCGTTGTACTCGTACAAGTCCTCTAATGTTGCAACAGAACTAATAAATTCCAACTTCATAAGATTTCCTCCAATCTACC